CGGATCAGATATTCTATCTCAACGGTCAGACTGTGAATACAAGCTACTCAATTCCGTCTGGTCAGAATGCTGGTACGTTTGGTCCGATTTCTGTTGCCTCTGGTGCAACAGTTACAGTCGGCAGCGGTTCAACTTGGTCAATCATATGAACGAACACAGATATTACGTTTATGCATATAATTACCCGGATGGTGTCCCCTTTTACATAGGTAAAGGTACGGGACGGCGTAAGCGCGTTCATTTATGTGATGCTAAGGCTGGGCGCAACACTAAAAAGTGGTGCGTTCGTGTCATTTCCAAGCTTTTACGAAATGGCGAAGAACCAATTATTGAAATTCTAATGGATAATTTGACGACTGATGAGGCAGATCATTATGAAATTAAAATGATTGCCAAATATGGTCGGCGTGACATTGGAACGGGCATTCTTGTTAATGGTACAAGTGGTGGGGATGGTGGTAAAAACCAATCCGCTGAATCTGTTAAAAAGAAAACTGCTAAATTAATTGAATGGTCCAAAAACAAACGTGTCGTTGATGCCGAATACCGCCGTAAAATTAGTGAAACCCTTACAGGACGCCCATTGCCGGAATCTGCAAAAGAGAAATTAAGGCAAAGAGCCGCAATTTTTGGCGCTCCATTTAAAGGGAAAAAACACACTGAAGAGACGCGCAAACGCATGAGCGACATACAAAAAACCCTTCCAAGACGCCCCCATAAGCAAGAAACAAAAGATAAATTATCTAAGCTTCGGGCGGGGGAAAACAATCCTTTTTATGGGAAAACTCACAAACCGGAAACTATTGCGCGAATGGCCGAAGCGACAAGAAGCCGACACGGTGCTTGGTTAGGGAAAAAATTTAGTGAAGAGCATCGTGCAAAACTTCGTATAGAACGCACCTGTCCTCACTGCGGAAAATCTGGTAAGGGTAGTGCTATGAACAGGTATCATATGGACCGCTGCAAACAGCGTGAATTAGTTACGGAGGCTGCATAATGCCGGTAAAATTAAACGGATCAACATCCGGTTACACCCAAATCCAAGCGGCGGCTGTTGCTGGCAACAATACGCTGACCTTGCCAACGGTTGATGCTGCGACGATTATTGCGACAACAGCAGTAAGCTCATCAACAACCAACACAGTAACAAACAAGTTGGCTATTAATATCAATGGCACGACTTATTATCTTCTTGCCTCAACATCGGGGACTTAATCATGTCGGTCATTATAAGTGGCTCCACAGGCATAGCGCGTCCTCTTGGTTCGGCAGGATCGCCATCTGACGTAAACACTTCAGATGCAACGACAGGCTTGTATTTCCCCGCAAGCAATACAGTCGGCATATCTACCGCTGGCACAAATGCGTTGTACATTGATGCGTCTCAGAATGTGGGGATTGGAACGACATCTCTTTCTCAAAAACTGCAAGTTAACGGCAGTATTTATATGTCTGCGGGAAATGGAACTGCGGTTTCTTGGGCAAGTGATTTGTCTTCGCATTATGTAAAGTTTGACTCAACTTTAAACGGCTTAATAATGCAAGGTTTTGGTGGCCTCGCATTTTATACTGGTGGCGCTAATGAACGTATGCGTATTGATTCCTCCGGCAACGTAAACATCGGAACAACATCCTATTCTTCCACATCCCCGGGAACGCAATTTAGTCCCGCAAATGGTATTGCAATAACATCAAATGCTGGTTTTAACATTCAGTGTAACAAGGCATCGGCCCCATCACAAACTGCTTGGCAAGTATTTAATGTTAACAACACATTGCAAGGATACATAAATTATACAAATCCCGGTACACAGTATGTTACTTCTTCTGATGTGAGATTAAAGACAAATATTGTTGACTCTTCTTCTGCTTTGCCAATTTTATCAAGGTTGCAAGTGCGTTCTTTTGACTGGAAAGAAAATGGCAGTCATGAAGATTATCAATGGATTGCACAAGAAGTTTATTCTGTGTTTCCTGCGGCTGCGGCAAAAGGCGTTGATAAAGAAGATGGTAACATTGAACTTCCTTGGGGCGTAGATCCCGCGAAAATGGTCGGCCTTTGCATCAAGGCCATTCAAGAACTATCCGCAGAAGTCACCGCCCTTAAAGCGAAGGTTGGAGCATAATCATGTCTGGAACGATCCAAGCGTCCATTGTCAAAGACTCAGCCTCCTCCACAAACAACCTCGCTCTTGATAGCAGCGGGAATGTGACGGTTGGGAATAATTTGACTGTCTCTGGGACGGGCGTGTTAAACATTGGCTCTGGGCAAATTTATAAAGATGCTTCCGGCAACATCGGCATTGGCGTTACACCAAGCAATTCTCAATTGAAAGTGATTGAAGGAACCTATGGCGCGTTTACTGGTCAGTCACAGTTAAATATAACCGCCAATGCGTATTACAACTCTGGGTGGAAATATATTGGCACTGGATATGCTAACCAGTATTTTATTGACCGCTCTGTAGGCGCACATGTCTGGAATTATGCAGCATCTGGATCTGCGGGTGGCACCATATCTTTTTCCGAAGCAATGCGTATTGATGCCTCCGGCAATGTAGGGATTGGGACGACATCGCCCGCAACTTATGGCAAACTTGCGGTTAACGGCAATATTTGTCCGATTGCGGCCCCCTCTTCATCGTGGGGAGTTGATTTTGCTTCAACTTCGTCAGCGGGGAATTACATCACTCTTGCCAACAATGCGACTTACGACATTGCAGCAGGATCTGGTTTTATTTATCTCTACGAAGATGCTGGCAACGGTGCAGCACAAATCGCATGTGTTTATGGGAACACACCAATAATTTGGCAATCTAGTTCACTTTTTACCAGTGTTTCTGGCACAGCGGGTAAAGTAAATGTTTCTTACAATTCCGGAGTAACCCGATACAGAATACAAAATTTGTATGGGTCTACAATTTATCTTTGGCTTTCTACATTCCGCATGAGAGCTAACGTATAAAGGTGCAACAATGACATATGAGTTTGAAGAACTTACATCAACAGCCAGCCCTTTATACCTCGTTAAAGTAATTGACGGGGGCAAAGTTGTTTTTTCTTTTCACATTGCCTGTGACGATAAGACGCAGTTGCAAAACATTGCCGAAGAAACTTACGCTCTGGTTCAAAAAAATGCTGCAGAAGTCATGGTTGGAGGTTAAAAATGGCCATCACCTACAATTGGACGATCACGCAGCTTGATTGCTACCCGTCCTATGCGGGACAGGCTGACGTTGTGTTTACGGTGCATTGGACATACACGGGCACTGACGGCACAGCCACGTCCAGCCTCAATGGCACGGTCAATTGCCGGTACATTGCCGGTGCGCCATTTACGCCTTACAACCAATTGACACAAGATCAAGTCATTGGCTGGGTCGTAGAAGCACTTGGCCCTAGCCAAATCGCCACATATCAAGGCATAATAGCCAACGAAATTGGCATCCAAGAAGGCCCGACTCCCGTAACGCCGCCACTGCCATGGGTGAAATAAAATGACCAGTTCGTACACAACCAATAAGGGCTTGGAAAAGCCGGGATATAACGACTACGTCAATTCGTGGAACGTGCCGCTCAACAGCGACATGGACGTGGTTGATTCGTCCTTGGGCAGCACTTATTCGATTGCGCTTACGAACGCCAACGTCAATCTGACACAAACCAACTGCCAAAATGCCCGCATTAAGTTGACGGGTCTGTTGTCGGCAAACGTCACCATTTACTTTCCAGCCGGTGTCGGTGGCTTCTTCATTGTCCAAAACACCACCACGGGCGCTTACACTGTCACTTTAGCCTCTGCTGGTGGCGGCACTTATGTGACGGCATCTGGCGGTGGTGGTGTCACGCAAAGCACGTTTATTTTCTCTGACGGCACAAACATCACATTTGCCGATGACTTGCGCCTGCAATTGAATGCTGGTGCCGGTATCTCAATCAGCGCTGGCAATAATCCGACAATTAGCAATACGGGCGTGTTGTCCTTTAATACCCGCGCTGGAGCGGTGACGTTATCTTCGGGGGACGTTACAGGCGCATTGGGGTATACACCGCCAACACCTACTGGATCTGGTGCTTCGGTAACTTGGAACATCAATATTACCGGCAATGCTGGAACCGTCACCAATGGCGTGTATAATACCGGCGGGACTTACAACATCAATATTACAGGTAATTCCGCCAGTGTAACCAATGGCGTATATAATAATGGCGGCACTTACAGCATTAACGTCACGGGCAGCGCGGGCAGTGCTAGTTACGCTACAAGCGCGGGTAACGCATCAACAGTAACAAACGGTGTTTATAACAACGGTGGAACATATAACATAAATGTAACTGGCAATGCTGCAAGCGCAACAAATGCTTCATATGCAACAACAGCCGGATCTGCCACGACCGCACCAGTTAATAATTTTGGAGCGATTGGTAGTTATGTGTTTGGTTTGGTTTACCTGCAATATCAAGGATCGTCGCCCGGTGCTGTAATCCCCGGCAGCGTCATCTCATGTTATCTTTTGAATACAAACTCGGCTGTAAACCCACCATCTGGATCATACATGTTTGCTGGCGCTGGGTCATATACTGTTGCGAACAATCTATTCCAAAGGGTTGCATAAATGAAGTACACATCTGTAACAGATTTGAAATACATAAGCGAAGACAAAACTTGCATCTTATGTATGGTAAACTTTGAAGGTTTGGGAACAATACCTTTCAATGCGACGAAAACCGACACTGTTGACTATGGTAGAGAAATTTACGCACGAGCCATAAGTGGGGAGTTTGGCCCGATCCAAGATTATGTGCGTGATATTGCCCGTGAATGGTTTGCCGTTCGTTATCAACGTGACATATTGATTTCGCAATCTGACTGGACGCAATTGCCAGACGTGCAAACATCCATGACGGACGCGCAAAAATCTGCATGGCTTCTTTACCGTAAACAATTGCGTGATATAACCATTGCCTATGACGATCCTTCAAAAGTCGTCTGGCCAACCAAACCTTAAGAGAGGGTACTATGAATATCAATCTTTCTTTAACTGTTGATGAAGTGAACTACATCTTGAACGCTGTTGCGGCTCGTCCGTATGCAGAAGTGAAGGATTTGGTTGAAAAGCTTCAAAAACAAGGTGCAGAAGAGCTTGCAAAAGCCCAAGCTGCCGAAGCACCACAGCCACCGGCCCAGTAACATTTAAGGTGCAGCCATGACCAGCCAGCAAGAACACGACACAGTTATAGATGCCTCACTTGCTGGAGGAGCGATTACGATGCCCATCTGGGCGGCAGAATTGAACGCATGGCTGCACCTACTCATGGCTATCCTTGGCACGGGCCTTTTACTTTACCGCAGCTACAAAGCATATAAGGAAGCAACAAAGCGTAAAATGGATGGGTCGTAATGGATCCGTTAACCATTTTAGCGGCAGCGCAGGCAGCTTATGCGGGCATACAAGCTGGGATTGCCGCTGGTAAAGAAATACAAGGCATGGCAGCAGACCTATCCGAGCTTTGGGGTAGTGTCGCAAAGCTGACCCACATGACCGCTGAAAAGCCGTCAACCAACTTATTCTCCAATAAGACAGCAGAACAGATAGCCATTGAGCGTTACACGGCTAAGGCCGAGGCTGTCAGTCTGGCTGAAAAGGCCAAGAACATGTTTATCGGACAGTTTGGTCTTGCCGCTTGGGATCAAGTGCAGCGTGAAGTGATCAACATCCGCAAAGAGATTGAACGCCAAAAGTATGAAGAAGAGCGTTTAGCAGAAGCTAGATTGGAAGACATCAAAGAAGCTGGTATTGTAACAGCTATCGTTTTGTTTGTGTTAAGTATAATGCTGGGCATAGGGATTATACTTTTACGGAGTTAAGTATAATGGATCTCGGCAAGTTTGGCTCTCTCATCGAAACCATTGCACCCACGATCGCAACAGCGATTGGCGGACCAGTTGCCGGTATGGCTGTAAAGGCACTTTCCACAGCTTTGTTAGGCCATGAAAACGGTTCTGAAGACGACATCAATACAGCTCTCGCGTCTGCTTCACCGGATCAGATATTGGCTATCAAGAATGCCGAAAACAATTTCAAAGTTCAAATGAAGAACCTCGACATCGATCTTGAGCGCATCTCTGCGTCAGACCGTGATTCGGCAAGAAAAATGCGAATAGAAACAAAGGATTGGACACCAGACATCCTTTCGTTTGTTGTTGTCGTTGCGTGGGTCGTCATTCAGTTTTACATCTTTAGCCATGTCATTGAGCCGACAATGAAAGAGCTCGTCGCACGTGTGCTTGGGACGCTTGATGCTGCGTTAACCTTAGTTCTAAGTTTTTGGTTTGGCTCCTCCAATGGTAGTCGTCAAAAGGATGACACATTAAACAATTTAAGGTCTAAGTAATCCAACCGAATCAACAACGTAGGATCACTAAATGGCCAAGGCAAATTCGACTAAACTAAATGCAGATGCTTATACAGACAAATTTACCTTCATTGACCTACCAGACAGTGATCTGCCCGTCGAGGAGCTCATAGAGTGGCGCAAGCGGCAATTCACACAAAAAGCAGAAGCCAAGACATCTCGCAAGCTTGTCTCGCTTAACGTCAACTTAAACGGTGTCTATGGCATTCTGCACATGGGTGATCCCCATGTTGACGATGACGGTTGTGACCTTGCGCTGCTTGAGCATCACATGAACCTTACCAACATTACCCCCAACCTTATGGCTGGCAATGTTGGTGATCTTCGCAATAACTGGATTGGCCGCTTGGCTCGGCTGTATGGCAATCAAGCAACATCGGCAAAACAGGCCCGCATGATTGTCGAGTGGTTTTTGCGTAAGGTCAATTGGCTTTACATTGTGAACGGCAATCACGACTGCTGGAGCGGAACGGACGACCCTATCAAGTGGCTATGCCGTCAAATTGGCACACCAAACCAAGATCACGGCATTCGGTTGAACCTAAAGCACCGTCAAGGCCGAGACATCCGAATCAATTGCCGCCATGACTTCCAAGGACACAGCCAGTGGAACCCAGCCCACGGCGTATCTAAAGCTGCTCAAATGGGATGGCGTGATCATATCCTTGTCTGCGGCCACAAGCACGTGTTTGGCTACAATGTCACCAAGGATCCGATGACGGGCCTCTGGTCGCATGCCATTCGGGTCGGTGCCTACAAGGTTTACGATGAGTTTGCCGATGCGAAGGGCTTCCCAGACCACAATTTGCCAGCATGCGTGACCATTGTTGACCCCAATGCACTGCGTGAAGAGGGCATTATCACTGTCATTATGGATGTTGATGCGGCTGCAGAGTGGTTACAATGGGCGAATCACCGTCAATCTCAAGTAAAGTCGGTTGAATCCATCAGTAAAAGTAAGGGTTTTCGCAAATGAAAGACAATTGGGACGATGTAATAAAGCTTGTCATCAAGGAAGAAGGCGGCTTCGTGAACGACAAAAATGATCCGGGCGGCATGACCAACTGGGGCGTGACCAAGAAAACCTTGGAGGATTGGTGTGGGCATGAGGTTAATGAACAAGCTATGCGAAATCTTATTCCTGCTGATGTATATCCTCTGTATCAGCAGCGCTTTTGGGATGTTATCGGTGGGGACATTTGTCCTCGTGGCCTTGATTATGCCTTGATGGACTTTGCGGTCAACTCCGGCCCAGCAAGAGCTCTGCGGTATGTGCAGACCATTTTGGATGTCGAAGTTACCGGCAAGCTGGATGATGCCACAAAAGCGGCGCTGGCTGACTGCGATGGGGCTGAAACGGCTTCAAAACTATGCGATAATAGGCTAGAGTATCTGCAAAAGTTGCCAACCTTTGACCGTTACGGCAAGGGCTGGAGCGCACGTGTAGGTCGCGTCAAGAGTGAGGCGGCAAAGATGGCAGGATAAGGGTTCCTATGACAACTGGCCTTACATATTCCCAATATGTTACGCAAATAGCGACTATGGCCGTTGTCCCAGAAACGGATCCTAACTACATCGCCATCTTGCCTCAAATGATCACCTATGCGGAAAACCGCATGTGCCGTGATCTGGACTTTTTGTCTACGCAAGTGTCGCGCACTTACACACTGACATCGGGCACAAACCAGTTGGCAATTCCGACTGGCGACTTTGTCACAACCCAGACAATCACTGTTGGGCCGTCTAACACGCCAGTTTTGCCTGTGTCTAAGACATTTATTCAGAACGTCTATAGCACCAATACGGGTGCGGCTCTGCCTCAGTATTTTGCCATGTATGGCGGTGACTTGACCACAACGGGCAATACTTCAAGCAACATTGTCTTTGGTCCGTGGCCCGACAGCAACTACACCATTACAGTCACTGGAACGACAAGACCCGCAAGTTTGTCTGCAACCAATACGACGACCTTTATCAGCACATATTTGCCAGATGTTATGATCATGGCCAGCATGATCTATATCAGCGCCTATCAGCGTAACTTTGGCCGCCAGTCGGATGATCCTGCCATGGCACAGAGCTACGAAGGCCAGTACAATGCCCTCTTGAAGAGCGCCCTTGTTGAAGAAGTTCGCAAGAAATATGAGGCGGCGGCTTGGACATCTTACTCGCCGTCACCTGTTGCCACGCCGACAAGAGGCTAACGCATGCCACATGCAGCCCTCAAGTTAATTCCCGGTGTCGATACTCAGAAAACGCCTGCCTTAAACGAGGTTGCGCTTTCACAGTCAAACCTCATTCGGTTCCTGCCCGATCGATCTGGCCTTGGTCTGCCGCAAAAGCTTGGTGGGTGGGTTAAATTTTACCCCAACACGATCCCATCGCCCGTTCGAAACATGAAGGCATGGCAAGATTTGAATGGTGTACAACGTCTTGCAGTTGGCGCGGAATTGTCTCTGTCAGTTGTTTATGATGGCATTGATCAAGACATTACGCCCAAAGATGCCATTTATACCGTAGTGCCCCCATTTACGACAACGGCGGGCTCAACTACGATTACAATGAAAATTAACTCAAGCTTTGCTAACATTTACAGCTACATTTACTATGTAACGCCCGTTTCAATTGGCGGTACGAAGCTCTTTGGCGCGTATACTATTGACAACGTGCTTGATGCAAATGACTTTCAAGTCAATGCTGAAACAGCTGCAACTTATACAAACTTGCAAACAGCAACTATTAGCAATGCATCGCCTGCTGTTATCACTGTTGCATCCGCACCAGCAAGTGGCACTGTTGTTAAGTTTACAACCACGGGCACATTACCAACTGGCATTACAGCTGGAACAACATATTTTGTTCGCAACTTGACCTCGACTACGTTTAATATATCGCTGACACCGAGCGGGGCGCTGATCAATACGTCATCTGCTGGGTCGGGTACTCATACAGCATCGTTTCCCGGCCAAGTTGCCTATTATCAAACACTGACAGCCTCACCAACAATTACAGCGACCTTTCCTAATCATGGGCAAGTTGTTGGCGCACAATTAGCGGTTGATCCAACCACTACAGTTGGTGGCATTACACTATCTGGAACTTACACAATTACATCAATTATTGATGCCAATACGTTTACATTTACTGCGTCAAACACGGCATCATCAACAACGGGTGCATTTGAAAACAATGGTTACGTCGAAGCAATCATTTATTATGCGGTTGTCCCTCAACCTGCTGGTTCTGGCTATGGTGTTGGTGGCTATGGGGTCGGCGGTTACGGCACTGGGTCTGGTATTACACCCACAGCCGGGACAAACATCACAGCAACAGATTGGACGCTAGACAATTGGGGTGAGTATTTGCTTGCATGCCCAACTGGTGGCCCAATTTATGTGTGGCAACCGTATGGCGTTTTGCAAAATGCGCAAATCATCGACAATGTGCCTCTTGCAAATACGGGCATGTTTGTTGCGATGCCCCAGCGGCAAGTCATTGCATATGGATCAACATTTACCGGCACAAGTGATCCCTTGCTGGTTCGGTGGTCGGACGTTGAAAATTACGCTGTTTGGGATGCAACAGTCACAAACCAAGCTGGCTCATACCGCATTCCTACCGGCAGTTTGATTGTAGGCGGTTTGCAGGCTAACCAACAAGGTCTGCTGTGGACTGACATTGACCTCTGGGCGATGCAATACATTGGCCCTCCGTATGTCTATTCATTCAACAAAGTCAAAACGGGCTGTGGTCTTATTGCACGTGGTGCAGCCGCTACATTAGGCGGCGTGACATATTGGATGAGCCAGAAGCAGTTTTTTAGCTATTCTGGTGGCGATCCAAACACGATGCCTTGCCCAGTGTGGGACGTTGTATTTCAGAACCTCAATCAAGGCTATGATGCCAATGGTTTGCCTTACACAAACCGTATTCGTTGTGCAACTAATGCGCAGTTCAATGAGGTGGCTTGGTATTACCCATCTGTTGCTGGTAATGGTGAGGTTGACAGCTACGTCAAATTTAACACCGTGCTGCAGCAGTGGGACTATGGCTCATTAGCAAGAAGCGCGTGGGTTGATCAGTCAGTTCTTGGGCCGCCGATTGGTGCGGATCCGTCAACTGGATACATTTATCAGCACGAAGTAACTAATGACGCGGACGGCATGCCCATGTTGTCTAGTTTCCAGACGGGTTACTTTGAGGTGTCTGAGGCTGATCAGTTGGTGTTTCTTGACCAAGTTTGGCCAGACATGAAGTGGGGCCAATATAGCCAACAGCCCAATTCGACAGTGCAAATTACGTTCTATTCGACAAATTACCCCGGCGACACGCCGGTGGCATATGGCCCATATAACATGACGCAAGCTGTTGAATATATCAGCACCCGCATCAGAGGCCGTCTGATTGCCATTAAAGTGTCAAGCAATGACGTGGGAACATTTTGGCGGCTTGGTGACATCCGCTACCGCTTTCAACCAGATGGACGCTTCTAATGCCAGCAACACTTGACGACCTTTTAACAGCGCAAAAGAACGGCGTGACTGCTATTAACGGCGTATCAATTGCTACACTATTCACTGCTGGCAAGATTTCCGCACCAGCATTGAACGCTGCAACACTCGTCCGCACTGGAGCGGGGTGGGTTGCAAAGGTTTCTGTAACGACTGCGGGCTCTGCATCTGGTATGGTTTATGATAGTGTATCAACAGGATCCCCGACACTGCCAATCGCTGTTATACCCAACACAGTTGGCATTGTTACAGTTAATTTGCCCGTTACTAACGGTATCGTGTTTGTGCCCGGCAGTGGCATGACCGCAACAGTATCATATTCGTGAGGTCGTTATGCCGCTTAAAAAAGGTAAGTCACAGAAGACAATCAGCACTAATATCAGCGAGATGATCCATGCCGGTCATCCGCAGAAGCAAGCCATTGCCGCAGCGCTAAATGAGGCGCGTAAGGGTTATGGCACGGGTGGCGGTCAGCCCAGAAGTGCTTTTGAACGGTCTATTACAGAAGATTATAACCCAGACGTTTTGTTTAATGCGAGTGATGCTCGCTATGATACCCCGGGCGGTTCAACCAATTGGAAAAATATTGCACACAATGTAAGTGCTGCATTCAAAAATCGCAGAAATGAATTGGACAACCCAAACGCTGCGCAAATTGCTTATAAGCCCATCATGAACCAACCCACAATGCGGTGGGATCCGTTGATGGATGTGCGAGATGATCACCAACAAATACAAACGTCATCAGTTGCCTCTCCTCAAACATCATCAGTAGCCACTCCTCAACCACAATCAGTTGAAGATGTAACTTTTGGTCGTCGCGCTCTTGTCCCGCAATCATATGATGCAAATCGGGCGGCCAATGAATATCCAGATATGACTTCGAGCCCAGAAGCAATTCTTGGTAAAATAGCAACATCGAGAGGCCAATCTGGTGCAACTGGATCTCAAAGTTTGCCCGAAAAAGCTCCATTGCCTCCCCAACGTCTATCTAACATTTGGGATGATAGCCGTATTCAGCGTAGTGGTGAAGGCGGCTCTGAATCAGCATTAGATTTTATTCGCAACTCTGACATCTACAAACAACGGTTGTCCGAGCAAGGAATGGCAACGGGTGGCTACGCCCAAGGTGGGCATACTGTCACCGAAATGCATGTGGGGCCTATTCATAGTTCGGTTGCTGGCCGCACCGACCACTTGCCCATGGTTGTGCCTAAGTCAAGTTACGTCATTCCAGCCGACATTATTTCGGCTAGTGGTGAAGGTAATACCATGGCTGGCTTTAAGCATGCCAAGCGCGTGTTTGAAGGTGAGCCCTATAGCGGCGCAACCAATCCTTACTCTGGCCCGGCTACACCATATGGGGCTGAATTGCCTCACAGAGCCCACGGCGGTGCGGAAAGCGGTGTACCTATAGTTGCGGCTGGTGGTGAGTATGTGATTAGTCCAGAGGCAGTGGCACGTATTGGTAACGGCGATATGGAGCTTGGTCACGCTGCCTTGGATTTGTTTGTCAAAAAGATGCGTAACAAGACAATCAAGACATTGCAGAAGCTCCCCGGTCCAAAGAAGGATTAGCAATGTCTAATGAGATCAAAGTTCGGATAGCGACACCTGCAGACGAACCAGAACTAATGCGCCTCGCAATGGCTGTTTTTCATGAAAATGGGCTGTTTGACGCAGATTACGACAAGATTTTGGGCATGATTAGGCCAGCTCTGTACCTTTGGGAAGGTATTTGTGGCGTAATTGGGCCTGTTGGCGCACTTGAGGGCGGCGTTCTGCTCCGCTTCTCTCAATTATGGTACGGTAATACAAAGTACATAGAAGAGAAGTGTTTGTTTGTAGACGACAAGTATAGAAAAGAACGCGGTGGTAGAGCAAACAAGCTTTGCGAGTTTAGTAAGCAAGTATCGGATAGTCTTGAACTTCCCCTTGTTATTGGGGTAATGTCAAATACTAGAACCCGTGCTAAGATGCGCATGTATGAACGTCATTTTGGGGAACCAGCTGGGACGTTTTTCTTATATAAAACAAAGACGGGTGAAGCCTTGCCCGATCAGATGGTTGTTGGAGTGTAATGAATGTCGGGCGGCGGTGGTAAAGGTGGTGGCTCAACCAGTACAGTGTCTATCCCGCCAGAAGTATTGGCGCGGTATAATGCTGTCAATGCGAGAGCAGAGCAAACGGCTACTCAGCCATTTCAGCAGTATAGCACCGATCCCAACGCCTTCGTCGCCCCTTTAACTGGTACACAACAAGCTGGTATTGCCAACACAAATGCGGCGGCTGGTGAAGCACAACCTTGGTATCAAGCCGCGGGTCAAGCGCTGGCTGGCGGTGTCCAGCAGGCCCAACCTTACATTGCTGGTGCCACACAAAATATCGGCACAGCTCAACAGCAAGGCACAGCCGCGAATCAGCAGGCCGCCAATCTTTATAGTGGCGCTATGGGTACTGCAGCCCCTTATATTGCTGG